TATATCCCTGCTTCTTTATAATGCTTCACTCGGACTTACTGATGCCGATTTACTCCCCGATATACTTGCACTTAATGATGGTGATACTGATGGTGAAATACTTAAACTTATTGAACGTGAAATACTTGCACTAGGGCTTACACTAGGCGAAATACTTAAAGAAATAGAAGCTGATTCTATTTCCATTTGAGTTTCGACATTTGCAGTTTCATTTGTTGCACTCCACCCCTGCCCTTTTAAACATGAATTTAAATAAGACTCTTTATTTGTCTTGATTATTATATTCCCTTCTCCTGTTCTTTTTAAACCTTCCGTTTCGCCAGGAGTCGGAGATACGGATGGCGATACACTAGCCGATATACTAGGAGAAATGCTTGCCGATATGGAAGATGAAGGACTAACGGAAAGAGATATACTTGCGCTTTTACTTGCCGAAATGCTTGGAGAAATACTTGGTGATTCGGGCATAATTAACCTCGTTTCTTAATAATGGGCAGTTTTTAAAAGGAACTGCCCTAAACCTTCAAAGCTTAATAAGTCTGTGATTTCACTAAAACGAGTGCGGAAGCTCTAATAACACCGCATGAATCGTAATAGTTATGCACAAACTCGGTTGCCGCTAATGAAGCATCCCTTTGCAATTCAATTTCAGGAATACCCATTTCGGCATTAACGTTCTTTACAGCATAACCGATGCCTTCACTAAACCACCCTAACATTCCGAGATACATGGCATTGGTATCTGTACCAGTTGAAACTCTCGGAGTGACTAATACACGACTACCAAACAAGGGCACTGTCAACATACCAGTCGATAAAACACTCTGGCCTTGAGCAGAATTGTCTGTACCTCTGTCCTGCCAAGTCGTTGATGCTTGAGAAACGAGAACAATATCGCCCCTCAAATGGTTCCATTGTTTCGGGTGTAACGCTAGAATCAAATTCTGATTCGTTTCATTTCCTTCCAAAATAAGTAAAGCCGATAAGATATTTGCTACGGTTAAATCAGTCGAATTGGTAGTCCCTACCGAACTCGTCCATGTCGTAGTCATAACAGCTAGGATATCCGTATCCACTTGTTTTGCTCTTGCTTGTCCGATTACTTGCCCTAACCGAGCTGACATATTCTCCTGACTTGCCGCCATACCCAAATCAGTCGGGAGAATTTTCACTACTCTGCGAGCTACGGTCAAAGCTACATCTGCGGGATCGCAAGTCGTATTGGTTGTCTGGTCAGTACCTTCTGCCGTCTTACTGACTGATGCGGCAGTAAACACAGGAAAACTCGCTACCTTTGTAGCAAGCCCCGTCAAATCACCTACTCTTACTTCGGAAACTAAATTAACATTCTGCTGAAACGCTAACCTAGCTTCAAGGATAGCCTCTGCATTAATAATCGAGGCCATCGTCGTCGATGTCATTTCATTGGTCATACTTTAACTCCTTTTAAACTAAATTATGTATTGCCCCACCCTTTTATACCTTGAGCAGATTTCTGATTATGGCGTTTCCATATTTGAAATTCTTGAAGGGTCAATTTTGTAAGTCTTGGATCATTCGATGCCCACGAAACATAATCTGGTAAAGTTCCGTCTGTCTGTACCTTTGATTGAACGGTACTGGCAGGTTGAGTTTTCCCTTGTTCCGTAGTTTTAAATAACCCCTTAATCTTAGCATTTTTGACCCATGATAATCTCTGCTCTGGTTTATCGAAATTCGGGATAAGTTCCCTCTTATCTTCTGGAATATCCGCAATTTCTTGTTCTAAAAGTGTAGTCAACACGGGCTCTAATTCCTCTAATCTTTTTGCTTTCGGCAAAATCCCTTCATACAACTCTTTCCATTTATTTTGCTCTTTAAGCCGTTCTTGTTCTTCAACTGTTTTTTTTGCTTCCAAATCACGAATTTGTTCCTTCTTTGCAATCGTTTCTTTAAGAAGGGCAGCGTTCTCTTTCTCTAACGCTTCAATCCGTTGTTTATTAAGATCAACGGTTTCTTTCGATTCTGCTTCTACTTTAGCTTCTATCTTGGCTTCTGCCATTTTCGACTCCTTGTAGATTCTCCACGCTTTTAAGTTTGTAATATACTTTTAACTCAATCTCTAATGCCTTGATCTTTTCATTTCTGGTTCTGATTTCTTTAAGTAATTGCATACGCCTATCTTCAAGGTATTGGACTTCTTTTCCAAAATTCATTAATTGCCCCGATTCATCATCGTCTGTGCAAAATTAATTTTGAATATCCTAAGACTCTCTTTCATTTCCTGAATTTCTTTAATCAATAAATCAATCTTATCTTCTAAAGAAATTAGATTGTTCTTTCGTTCTTGCTTCTCCACCTGCTCCTGTGGCATTTTGCCCTCCTGTTATACTGGAAAAGTCAAAGCCGAATCTCGACTTTAAACTATTCCGTAGTTCTATGTTCTCCCGAATAAACTCATCGGCTTCTTCATCTGTCTTAATGTCAGGATTCTCTTTCTTGACTATATCATAAAGATTAATTAATCCTAATTCCAATTTTTGCTTAATAATATTAAGTTCAATTAAAGGATCTTCAAAATTTTTGATTTCTGCAAAGTCAATCGAAAACTTAGCAGTATCTACAATCCCTTTAAATCCGTAAAGATTATTGACCTCCCGAACACAATCAAATACTTCCGTTTCAATATCACGCCAAATTTCAACTTGTTCTTCCCTTAATTCTGTTAATCTTTCTTTAGCTATCATTCTGGCAAATCCTGATTGCGCCTGAGCCGTTAATTTAAAATTTTCCTGACTAATTCCGTAATTTCCCGCAATCCCGAAAAGCGTGTTCTGGATTGACTCTCCCAACTGAGTAATATTAGATTGCCAATCCAGAACACTTATATCACCGTTAGCAGTTAGAATATGAAGCGGTGATTTTACCTGATTCGATTTCATTGATTTTCCATCATCAACGGTATTTACTTTTACAGCAAGTTGCTTGAATTGCATTGGTATCATTAAATTGCGAAATGTGTTTTGAATCGCAATTAATTTCGTGCCCTCAAATAAATCGGTTCCAGAGTGTTCATCCCAAAAACTATTTTCTCGTTCCGTATTATGATAATTAACAAAAGGATAAAACATTCCTGTCTTAATATTTATATCACGGAATGGATTAACCATTTCTTCGTTTCCTGTAATATTCCGAATATTATAATCTTTGTCAACAATGAAATGACGAGTAGGTGACCAGAAAATATACTGCGTCACTTTATTGCCTTTATCATCTATGAAATAATCTTCGATTAAAAGAGCATCTAATTCGGAAGGATTGTCTGGATTCTCAAATACCGTTACCATGTCGGGCGTATAAATATGATAATCAATAAAATCACCGAGTACTGCAATCTGTATAATTAAATCATTCAAACCATTGAGAAGATAATTCGATTTCAACATTTTACCGTTAATATTAAATCCAGTATTAGAATCGGTAATTTCTCCATATCGTTTCTCCCCCGCCTTTGGAATAACTGTTCTATCGGGAGGACTTTTATAGACTGTCGATATTTCCCTTAATACCCTGCGAGCAACATTATTTGATACATCAATATAATTCCGCATATCGGAATATGATTCTTCGGAAAACATAAGATATAATTGACGGTCAATAATAGAACGCATTTCATCACGCATAATCTTTTTACGTTCTAAAAACGTTGCCCTTCTTTGTGAATCATTTGTGATTCTGGCGGCAATCTCTTTTATGTTTATTTCACTTGCAGGTAATTCCTCTCTACGAAATACATAATTGGGCATGGCTTTATCCTCTCACAAAAGGTTTTAAAATCGGATAATCATAATCTATGTAATAACCAAGCCCATCGGAGCTATGCGTTAATTCAATGTCGGATTTATCAATCTCAACAGTTCCTTCTTTATAGGAAACATCAATTAAATCCTTAATGATATGCTTGCATTTCGGATGCAATTTTAAACGCCTCTTTCCATCAGCTGAAAGTAACATTGAATTAAGAGAATTAATCCTGTCTTTAACAAATGGGTTTGAATCTTTGAAACGCATCGAAACATAAGGAACATTCTTGAACATATCAAAAATAATCTGATAATCTGACATTGAAGTAGCCGTATTCCTTGCCTTCCCTGTAGCATCTCCGTAATGAACAAATCCAGTTCTATGCCCTTTAAATCTATCCAATATTGCCCTGCACATTTCAGGAGTATTGGAGTTTCTTAATACTAATTCATCGAATACTTTAACATAATATTCTTTCTGTCTAAAATCATTTAATCTTTCATAAGATTGGGCAAATCCAATACAAAAAGGATCAACATTGAAATCCCAAAATACACGGATAGGCAAATGTTGATTATAAAGACAAGTAACATCAACGCTATCATCAAAAGAAAATCCATAATAGACTCGACCAGAGGCTTCTTCAAAAGTGGCCTCGTACTGTTCTCTAAAAGTCTTTGGGTCGAGTTCACGACGAGCATTTTCTATTTCCTCCTGTGGAATATAGCCACCTTCACACGATTTAAAAAGATACGTTGACCACCCTTCTCGTTTATTAATTCTTACATCTTCATAAAGATGTTTAAGCCGTTTTTCTCTACAATCTGGTGATCCTGAAAACCAACAAAATCCTAGAGTATCTGAAAGGGCAGGACGAATCACGGCTTCATATGCATTAGTTTTAATGTGGTCGTACTCGTCAATGACTGCCCCATTCAGTTTTACCCCAAGTATATTCTCAGGAGTATCTAATCCAAATAATCTAATCCGTGCGCCATTTTTATACGTTATCATTAAATCAGATTCGTTTATTTTGGAAACATAAGAAGTAGCAGAAATCTGTTTTAGAATATCCCAAGCAATTAATTTACTTTGACGATAAGTGGGAGAGAAAAAACCGTAGAAATGCTTAGGATTATCACAAGCTTTGCAAAATAATTTAATAAGATAAGTCGTTGTCTTTGCCCACCTTCGACCAGCAATTAAAACAATAAATCTATTGGGGTCACGGCATACCGTGGTTTGATTCTCTTTTACATCAATTTGCTGATTGAGCAACATCGGCATTGAATCTGATAATAACTGGCATTTTTTCGGGTGTCATTGATTCATCTGGCGGCATATCCCTTTGCCCTAGCATCTGTTTCCCTAGCCAAATCTGCATAACTACATTTCCATTTTGAGCCGAAATCCATTGTAAACGCCTTAGAGACGCTTTCCCTTGTTCTTTCCCTTCTTTTATTACTGCCGAGAAACGATGTTCCAAAGTATCTTTAGAGCATCCCATTACAGAGGCAATTTCATCATAAGTGCAAAATATTGAGGCAAGTTTTCTAACTTGATCTTCGTCTATATCTAAGAGTGGTCTACCCATATTTAAACACGTATCACGAATTTCTTAATTTGTCAACTTATTATTACTTATTTCTAATAATTCCTTTATCTTTAAACTTCTAGGTTCTTTTAATTTAATTAATTTCATCCCAAATTCATTCGGTTTTTCTTCTAACTTGATATCATCCTTTAACTTAAGAGGCGTATCGAACCGTCTCCAAGCATTTTTAATTACGTGTTGAGGTCTCCCCCACCTTCTCTTTGTTTCGACAACTCCATACCATCTTTTTTCTAAGCTTCTTGCCATTTTAAGCCGTCCATCTGCTTGATATAATTGATCTGTATTCCCCCCTTTCATTTTCATCGTTTGTGTTTTATGAATTGAAAATATAATCATTAATACTGTACAAAATCCTCCACTTAACACTTGTAAACATAAATCCGTATCTTCGTTATATCGTCCACGCCAACGATAAGGAAGATTGTTGTCGATCAAAAGACATGAATAAACATGGCAATTTAACCTAAACGGAATCTTATCCCTTATCACAAACATAGTATATGCTAAACCTGCGATCCCGACATTTTCATAACGATCTATAAAATTTTCAGTTATAGAAAAAGCATATCTCGAATTACAACGAATCCTTTTCCCTTTAAATAATCTATAAGTCCCACGCATATTATCATCTAAAATCCAATGGCGTTTATTCCCATTTGTTTTAGAATGTTCCCAAACCCAATTTCTGGCAGGAATAGAACCTAACCCCAAATTACTAAATGGTAGAATATAAATTCTTTCTTGCCCAAATCTTTTAATATATTCTTTCGCTTCTTGAGGTTCGACAACTAAATGAAAAGGGACTTTATCTTTAATTAGGAAATTAGCAGTTAAACAATTATTAAAACGCCCTTTAGAAATAACATAGATAGGATATTTATTCATTTTTTAATTTTAGAACAGTAGTAAACTTTCTCCAAATATGGCTTGTTACTGCTTTCGGAATACCAAATTTTTTAGTAATTTTTATTTCACTGCCCCATCTCCTCTGCAATTCTTTAATCTGCTTTAATCTCCCATTTCCCTTATATTGGAAATCTGTCATTCCACCTTTAATTTTCCCAGTTGAATGTTTGTATATTTGATAAATATTAAATAAAACAGTACACCAACCCATTGTCAATACTTGTAAAGCATAATCAGTATCTTCTTGTATTCCATGCCTCCATTTAATATTATTTTTATTCGATACTAAAACAAATGAATATACTTGAACATTTAAATCGAAAGGCTTTTTTTTATATTTCCCAAATGCCGAATGCGCAAACCCAGCGATTGCTATGTTTTCATATTTATCTATAAAAGATTTAGCCATATTTATAGCAATAGATGCCTTTTCTTTAATTATTTTACCACTTTGATTTTTTATTAAAGAAATAGCCCTGTCATCTAATTGCCAATGGAAATCATCATTATTAGATTTTGAGTAATCCTTAATAAAATTCCTTGAATAAGATAATCCCCTATTATTTTCTGGCAATACGATAATTTTGTTTTTATTGAAATATTTAGAATAGTTTACTTCTTCTTGCGGTTCTATGATTAAGTGATACGGAAGGTTTTCTTCATCTAAATATTTTGCAGTTAAACAATTATCAAATCTACCACGGGAAGGAATGAAAATCGGATATTTAGGCATCAAATTTTATTGATTTTACATCATCTTTTTCTTTAAAAGGGAACCATATTGATTTGGTCTTTTCGGTGAGTTTTATATTTAATAATTTTCCAAAATTTTTTCTATCTTCTTTATTTTCAAAACTAACTATAATTTGTAACGGTTTTAAATTCGGTTCAAAATCTGGCATCCCAACCCAATGTTTCGCTTCATCAATATCTTTAATTTCGTTTGCATTTCTCGTAATAAAAACTAAATTTGCAAGCATCATTTCGTCAAATCCTGTCCCAATTAAACCAGTTTCATCCATTTCTTTAATATCTTTAAGGATTTCGGAAAGTAAACGGTCGTCTTTTTCACTTAATTTATTTATTTCATTATCTCCAACAATGACTTTTAATGCTTTCGGATCATCATGTTTAAATGGAAGTCTAAAAACAGGCACTTCTTTTTCTTGGATTTCTTTCATAGCAGTCAATACACCATGACCAGACAGAATATAATTATCACTAGAGATAACAATGTTTTTGTAAAGTCCGTTTACTTTAAGACTTTCGACTAAATGGGGAATTTGATCTTCTGGATGGGAATTATAATTTTTGGGATGAGGTTTTAATTCTGAAATCGAAATAAATTCAATTTTATATTCCATAATCCCATTTTTCTTTTTTGAGGTCAGGGGAGAGCGTACAGAGACTTAGTCACCTTCAGCCCTAACCCCTGACCATGGAACCTCGACTAAGATGAACCATAAAATTATTATATATCTAAAGTTTTAATCTGTCAAATATTATAATAAATAATTAAAGACGAAATCCAACCCCTTATCTGTCATAAACCCTATTAACTATGAAAAATAGGGAAAAGCAACTCGCTTTTATCGGTCGTTTGTTATCGTACAAACAAGACGCTGTCACTAAGGGATAGAACCTTAAACTCATAATATGACATTAAAGACCGTTTATCCTTCGACATTTCAAAGGCGACTGGGGTTCCCCTGCAGAAAGCAGGTTCGTTTGGATGTTGATTCATCCGCAGAGTCGAGGTTATTGCTTTTTGGAATTGCATTTTTTTTCGCTTTGTTCGACACTATCCAAAAAGCTGAGAAAAAGTTTTTTCATAGTGGGATTATTTTATATCAAACTATGCAAAAGTAAACAACTTTTTAAGCAACCGCAAAATATCTTAGTTTATTTGAATTAACGTATCATTACTTTATTTGCTCTATTTAAGGTTAAACTATTTATTGTTATAACTCTATATATAGTAATAACTTAAGTATATCGATAAAAACAGTTGTTTACTTTTTATTGTTTATGGTTTAATATATTATATATGAAAACGATAACACAAAACCAAAACCAGAAACCAGAAAAACAAGGAGCAAATAAATGAAACTTTTCAACCATACAAAAATACCAGATCAACTTTTGGAAAATCTTCTTTACGAATCCGCAAAAGCTGTCGGATCAATTCGTACTGCAAAAGTAGCAATTAAAGTAACGGAAAATTTGGGAAACTGCTTTGCCCACAGGGGGTTTGTTTACGCTTCTTATATGAAAGGGGAACGAAGGAAAAATGGAAAATGGAGAAGCCGGAGATTAATTGATTCAGACGGAGGTTGGCTAGAGTTAAATTTGGGAGCGTGGATGAATAAAAGAGAATGGATAGAATGGATAAAAAATGAACAAGGTGAATACTTCTTATCTAAGACATCACTAGACCCCATGGAAGCCTCTGAAAACGTGTATAAACTCATGGCGCATGAATGGAGACATATCAGAGATTTTCAAAAAGGAGAAAAATTCGGAAACTACAATAAGAGACACAATGACCGACCCCATGAAAGGAGAGCCAATAACTCAATGGAAAAGGCAGTACGGATGATAGATAAGCGACAAGGATGTGCTGATGCGATTCTTGCTCTTGCCATTCATTTAGAACAAGGGAAAGGAGTTACAAATGCTTAACGGAGACTTGAAATCAGCTTTCGGATTAATCTCACACAAGACACATTGTCTTGAGGTTTATGTAAGATTATTCGGGGCGATTGAGGCATCATGCAATTTATGCAAAATACCTCAATTATTTGAAAAAATTTCAACCAATTATTGTGCGGATGGAATCGAAGGGATTGTCAGGTTTACGGAAGATAATCAGAAATATAGAATCAAAATCGAACCAGTAAAGGAGGATTAAATGAATCTGGAAATACCTTTAATGACTAGATTGTGGGCAGAGAATTGTCGTCTGTTAGGGAGACATCAATTAATTAATGGCTGTATATTTCCAAAAGAAGGGAGGTCGTGGTATGAAAAGAAATGCACTTGCGGTAGGGATAAAATTATTGATCGTGAGTTTTCTGATGATGACTGCTATCAATACACCTGTGTGGTCTGCGATAGCTAGTTGGTATTCAGTAGAAGCTTGTAAATATAACAAAGATAATAAATGTCCAACAGCATCAGGAAGGAGTTTATATGATCTGGAAAAAAGAGGAATCTCTTTTTGTGCTTCCAATGATTATCAACTTGGAACGAGAATTAAAGTCACTAATCAAGCAAACGGGAAATTCACCTTGGTTGAAGTCCTTGATCGGGGAGGATTTAAAAAATATGGAAGGGAGGTTGACCTATGCAAAAAAGCGTTTAGCCAAATAGCAGATTTAAAACTAGGAACCATTAACGTAACTATCGAAAAGGAGAATTAAAATGGCACATAACCTATACAAAAACCGAATGATGTATTACGGAGAAAAACCTTGGCACTCTCTTGGAACGAAACTTAATAATCCTGCAACATCGAAAGAAGCAATTCAGGCATCAGGGTTAGATTATGAAGTTATCCAAGAACCAGTAAAGTACAATGGAAAAGAAGTCGAAGGTAAATTTTTCAACATTAACAAAGAAACTGATGATGTTTTGGCTATTGTAGGCGGACGTTATGAAGTAGTCCAAAATATTAGAGCTTTTGATTTCTTTGATGATGTAGTAGGAACCAAAGAAGCCATGTATCACACCGCAGGGGCATTAGGAAAGGGAGAAAGGATTTGGTTATTGGCAAAACTTCCGAGCAACATCTTAATTAAAAAAGATGATGTTGTAGAAAAGTATCTTTGCCTTACAAATAGCCATGATGGCACAAGTGCTTTAAGAGTATTCTTTACTCCCATTCGGGTCATTTGCCAGAATACTCTAAGCGTAGCTATACAGAAAAAATCAAACTGTATCTCTATCCGTCATACGGAAAATTTAGGGGATAGAGTTAAGGAAGCTCGGAAGATTTTGGGGCTTTCCCTTGACTTCTATAATGAAGTTGAGTTTGATTTTAAAGCCATGGCAGATACCCGAATTAACGGATTAGACAGAAACAATTTACTGGAAACCTTGCTCGATATTAACAAGAATGATGATACAGCAGTGTCTACCAGAAAGCAGAATATAATGAACCAAATGATTAACCTATCAGATAACGGAAAGGGTAATGCCCCTTACCGTGGCTCTGCTTGGGCAATATATAACGGTATTGCAGAATACGTTGATCACTATGCTACCGTTAGCGGTTATAAAACAGACCCAACCCGAAGAACACAAAATATACTTTTTGGGCGTGGGGCGAACATGAAAGAAAGAGCATTTGAATTAGTTATGGCTCATGTAAAGAAATAGAAATTTGAAAGGGGGCAGGGTTTCGGCTCTGCCCCTTTTTAAAAAATAATTATATTATTTCATCTGAATTTATTATATAATAGAAAGCAGAGGTACAAAATGGAAGAATCTAATAAAGTTCAATTCCTCATCAAAACAATAAAACAAAAAATGAAGAAAGCAGATATCGCACGCATGGTCGGCGTGAGTTGGTGTACTGTTCGACTATGGGAAAGGGGAGTGTTTCAACCACGGAAAAAAACTAAGGAAAAACTAATGACGCTTTACGAAAACCTAAGACAATAACAGGAGACAAAACAATGAAGATCAAGGTAAGTGCAGGGTTTAGTGGCGTGATCGCTACAGGTAGTTATGAAAATGCAAGACCTTCATATTCGGCAGAAGTCGAATACGAATACGATGAAGAAAATCTCGCAAAAGAAATAGACAAAGTCCAAAACCTGCTTCAAGCAATCTGCTATAACCGATTCAAGAAAGACGAAGAAGCACAGATTATTGAACGCATCACAAAAGAAAGAGCAGATTTCCGATGGTATGAAGGTTATCCCTCCGTCACTTCCATTATCGGATGGGATGCTGATTATTTTCAGCCACCCGAAGAATTACAGCAGTACGCCTCTCAAGGAAACATTATCCACGCCCAAGTCAATCACTTTATTAAGACAGGACAATGGGAACTTGCCGAAAAAGTAGAAGGCACTTGGGCTGATATTGTTATCCTAAAGAAAGGAAATCTCAATCTCCCTTTAAGCGGTTGGGATTTTCCTGCGTTTCTTAAAAAGTATCCTTTAGAGAAAATGGAAATCGGGAAACCTGTTATTTGCCATAAACATAAATTCGGTGGCACTCCCGATATCCGCAAATGTTTCTATGAAGGAAAACAGTATCTAGCCGATGTTAAAAGAACACCAGAAAAGATTAAAGGCTTTCAGCAGATTGCCGCCTATATTATGGCAGAAGAAGAAAATAATGAAAAACCCTATGAAGGGATGATGTTAATTCCCTTGAATAATAAAACCGAGCAAGGTTTTTCAAAGCCTTTAATCTCAACCGAAATCTCACAATATAAAGAAATGTTTTTGAGAAGCCGTGAGAATTTCAAAAAGAGATTCGGGGTGTAATATGGAAGAAAAAAAAGAGGTAGTATTTTGTTGGTGCGGACGAGTCGAACCATGCAAACATCACTACGGTAAACCAAAACCAGAAAAACGGCAAAGACAAACCCCATATTCAGGAGATTCAAAATGGAGACAGGGAATGGGAATGTTTCAAGGCAAAGAAGGGCGATAGATAAATTCCAACCGCTATCGAATTATGACGAGAATTTAATTAAGTGGACAGATGAGGTTGTAAGATTATCTATTGAATACGAAAAAGAACGAAAAGGGTTTGGCCAAGACAAAGCTGATCTCGATATTCTTTTGGCAGGGAAAATCCTAACATTTATCGAAACTAAGAAAAACTGTGGTATTGAAATGGGTTATGAACTGCTGTTAGCCACATCAACCAACGGAGTAGCGGAGGTACTCTATCGTTCTATGATCGTCCATGAAAACAATTATAAAGCATTGGAAAAAATTATTGATGCTTATAATTCAAAGATCATGGCAACCCAATCAATAATGAAATACAATGTCGAAGGAGAAAGGAGGTTTAAAAATGAATGATGCCCAAGCGTACTATGAATTATATGGAGAGTTAGTGTATTTTGTACCGTTCTACCAAAAAAAAATGTACCCGATAATTGAAAAGGAGCCAAAACAATGAAACAATATGAAAATTTCCCCGATGTTAAAAGCAATTACCTCAGAGCAGAAGATTTCCAAGACAATCCAATGGCTGTAACTTTTGTTGGTTGGGAAAAAATAGGGAATGAAGATGATCCTGTTGATTCTAAGAAAAAACAAAAACTATCTTGGAAACAAAAACTAAAATTCTGCTTGCGGTATAGTTATCCACAATATGCCACTGATGAAGCAGGAGAACAAATTTTGGATGATAATGGTGAACCATTTGTTAATGCCTATTGGGATGCCAGATTTCAAAAAGGCTATACCATTAAATATATATTTGATGAAGGCAGTCTTGAAACTGGGTCTTTACCTTTATTTAAAGGATTCTGCCGGATTAAACCCAAGATCGGCGATCACTTAATTATTGTGCGAACTGGCAAAGACAAAGAAACAAAATGGTCGGTTAAAAGAAAGCTTGAAGAAACACCCGATTTAAACCGCCCCGATGAAGAAACACCGTTCTAAAGCATCCGATTATAGGGATATATCTGGATATGGATATATCCCTAATAATCGTTCCTAGGGCATCCTAGAGCAAAGGGGAGGACTTAAAATGACCATAAAGCAGTTTTTCAGGATATTCCAGTTAAATCCCCGAATCTACCTTGATTCAATTAAACGTCAAGAATTTGAGAACGCTATGCATCGAATAATGCAATTTAATTCTGATAAGGTTATAGATGCTTTAAATCGAGTCATAGCAAGAGATGGAAATGAATATCCACGCCTTTGGTATGTGAAATGTGTATTTGATGTTTTATTGGCAGAGAAGAAAAGAGAAGAAATGAAAATCGAAATTGCACCATCTGTCAAAGATGCTTTAAGGAGTTTATTCACATGAGCAAAATATCGACTAAAGGACTTAAAAAGAAAGCATGGGATTGTTTCAGTAAATATATCAGACTTAAATATTCCACTCCTTCAGGATATTGCAAATGTGTAACTTGTGGGAGAATGAAATACTGGAAAGAAATGCAAGCAGGGCATTTTATTCAAGGACGGTATCTGAATATTTTATTCGATGAAAGATGCGTCCATCCCCAATGTTATCATTGTAATATCGGGTTAAAAGGTAATTATGTCGAATATTATGAATATATGCTTCAACAATACGGAAAAGAAATAATTGATGATTTACGGCGATTAAAACATAATTCATTTGAAGGAAATAGCCGAACATTATATGAATCTATAATTGCAAAATATGGGGATTGATTATTATCTAAAGGAGGATGAAATGAATGACGAGAAGGAAGCGAGAGAGATTATTAAACAGTTTGGATATCGGAGTGATGCAGAATTGTCCTTGGCTGATATCCAATGGCTGACGAAAGAGATTCAAGCCCACGGCCAGTCCTGTTATGAGAGGGGTTTTACTGAAGGGGCAAATGATAAAGTTTATATCCTCGATCAGGAACTTACTGAAGTTAAAGAGGAATAACCAATGAAGAGGAAACGGATTGAAGGAGCATCGAAGAACCTTCGTAAATGTGAATTTTGCGGAGAACTTTTTGTTCAAAGAAAGCCTGGCCGTCCATTTTGTGAAGTTTGTTATGCCGATGCAACAGGCATAGAGATAACAAAGAACGGAGAGGAATAACATGGAGAATGAGAAGGAAGTTGAGATGTTGGCGGTAGAAACGGCTAAGAGAATTATTTACCACCGAGAACAATCGACGCTTTCCAAAACGCAAGCAGAGGTAATTATTTCAGAAGCCCTCCTCTCCCACGGCAAGTCCTGTTATGAGAGGGGTATGGCACAGGTTCCAAAGAATACGATGGAGTATGCGAAGCTGGCTGAAGCGAACATGGCTTGCAAGGATGAAGAAATTACTCGCCTCAAAGAGAGGGTTGCTGAACTAGAGAAACGAGCCTTTGAGTATCATACGGAATGGGAGTCGGCATGTTATAGGGAGCGTGGCCGGATTGAGGATGTGAAGGATTTGGAAGCCAAGCTCAAGGAAGCGGAGGCTGAATTAATATTACTTAAATCGTTTCTCAATGATTCTGAAGGATATAAAAAACTTCAAGTTGCCGAGAGACGTGTATCAGGATACGAATTTCGCTGGAAAAAAATGCATGAAAGGATTGAAGAACTCCAAGACCGCCTCGCAAACTCTTGGGAGAAAAGGACGGTGGAAAGCCTGAGCAACCTTATAGACGCTTGCAGGAAGAACTATGGACAGAGAGAGCAATCGTTTGAGGACTATGTAGCGTCTTGCCTCGTCAAATTCTTGGAGCAAAAACAATAACCCCGTCGTCTTTGACGGAGAAAAAGTGAAGCATGTTTAAATTTATTTCATTTATTATTTGTTGTGCTTCGTTTGGATATTTAGTGGGAACTATTATAAGTATTTTAAGGAATCGGAAATAACCAACCGTCTTTGACGGAGAAGGAGTGGAGATGATAGAGAGGTTATTTGAGTTAGTTACTTATGCTTTTGGCGTTATAGCGTACTGTCTTTATATTTCTTTTTTAATTTTATACGGAGTAATTGATTACATCATAAATGGAAAGCAGTAGAACTTTGAAATGTCCTGATGGTCTAGGTCTTAGAAAATGGAGTGGGACTTCCCGCTCGCCGAGGCCGTCAGGACGGTAAAACGAAAGGAGATAAACATGGAAAAGAAATGGTGTGGGCATTGGATAAATGACAAGAATTGTTATGGTCAACAAGTGTGGCGTTTCAAAGAAACTGAAGGATTAAAGACTTGGGATGATTATACTCCAAATTTCTGTCCTATCTGCGGAGCCAAACGTCCCGAACCGGAGAAGAAGACGTTGGCTGAGAGATTATATAATAGTTACAATTGGGAACGTGTTGCTCAAACGGCAATCGCCTGGGCGGTGGAGGTGGTGGAGGAATATTTTAAGGATGAGGCAGCATACCTGACAACAATGAGAAATGAACTTATCGCCCGACTCAAAGAGGGGGAATGATGTCTCCCACAGTAGACAAGTTTCGCGGAATGTTGATGCAATTAGTTTATCGATATTGTCCTCCCGAAACCAGAGAAGGATTTAAAGCGGATTTAGATAATTTATTATTTTTGTTTCAACATTTGTTTAAGGATGAAGTGAAATGATGAAGCGGAAGAGGAAGAAAGCAGTGATGTTTCACATAGGAAGGAAAGTTCCCAAGGGCTTCCGAGAATTACCAGGAGGCATTCATCTTGGAAAAGGGATATGGATTTTAAGAATGGAGGAACTCACATGACACCCTTTGAGGAAATGGCGAAGGAAACAATGAAACATATCTTTGAATCTAACGTTGAAAAAGGCAGAGAAATATTTGTCCAAAATTCAGTCATTGAGTTATTTGCAGATAAACTCCGTCAAGTCGCAAGGGAGCAGATTGAAGAGGATGCGAAGATTGCGGAATCTTGGAATCGTATAATCGCTATGACTAAAGAGGATGTAATGACTATGGATGAATGGCAACCAGTTCGAGATCGAGTGAAAAAGGAAATTGCCGAAGCGATCCGAAAACGAAAAGAGGAAATAAAATGAATCCTAGAAATTCTGACCCAAGTGAAAAATGGAACGACTCAATGTATAAAAACGATCCTATGGCTCCGTGGAATGATCCATGTAAGTGCGATGATCCTTCTGCTTGTTGGAACGATCTTGGGGGAAACGGAAACTATAGAGACGAAGTAGATCGTTATAAATAATTTAACCCCGCAACCTTTGGCGGTGTCATTTGAAACCATCGGTCTCAGTAATGCGAAATGCGACCGAGCCGCCTCAGGTTCGCGGGATGGAAAGGAGAAGGAAGATGAGTAAGGAAGAGATCGAGAAGATTCAAGAGAAACTACAGGCAGAGACACATCACAGGATGAAATTGGAGCAAGAACTCGCTGAATACAAAGCCAACAATAACGCTGCCAAATGGAATGAATTGCTTAATAAAAGGATGGATCAAATTAAAGGATTAGAAAAAGAACTCGCCTCTGCCAAACAAGCCTTATCTGGTAGAACCATATCCTGTAGCCAATGTAATAAAATGGCGGGAGAACTCGCCTCTCTCAAAGCCTATGCGAAGGATTTGATTACCGCTTTAGAATTATCAGTTTGTCTATGTAACACATGCCATGGATTAAATTATGGAGAATGCCAGAGAGAGAAACTCCTCTCCGACCTGCGCAGAAAGGAGATTGAATGAAGTATAAAAAAAGAATCGAGAAGTTAGAAAAACGCCGAAAGATTTGGGATTCTGCGTCGATGGAAAGCAAAAAAGGAACTAAAAGGCCGGGGAGCTTGAAGAAATGAGCATTAAAGGGGATCGATCAAGAATTAAAAATAAAAGAATTTGGGATCAGAATTGGATAAGTATTTTTAAAAATAAAAAGAAAGGGAAGTTACCGCCTACTTTAAAACCCTCTGTTTTGAATTCCCCGAAGGGATAATTTAGTTGTTAGAGTAAAGTAAACGATCAACTTCCCTTAATCTTTATAATAGCATAAAATTATTTCGCTGTTTTATTTATATGTGCAATATCCGTCAATGCGTGAGTTACCAGATTAGCAATAACAATTAAACAGCCTGACCAAATGCAAGTTGCAATTAACGCATTTGGAAGTTCATAATAAACAGCAATAGTTGCTATAATTGGTGCAACTGTTGCATAACTCAAACCCATTCTCAATTTCTTTGATTTAATCATTGTATTTCTCCTTTTTATTTTGTTACCAACGTACCTCAATCGATCTACTGTCAATCGAGCGGAATACATATCGCCATCCTTCATATCCTGCCCAATCAATTCACAAACACCATCGTAACAAGCAGTCCAAAACCAACGATGATTTTTTCTTAGAGTGCAAACCACCAAATTTCTTTGCTTCTCCAAGAATACAGTTAAAATCCCCATCTCACAGCATTGTCAATTTATATTTTGCTTTTAGCCACGTCCGTAATGCTTCTAACCCGCCTGCTAATAAGGCAGTTAACCCAATCTCCATTTGTTCTTTGTTAATCTCGATCCCAAGTTGTTGTAAATATGGGGCAATCTGAGTTGATAAAACAAATGCTATCGCCACACCAACAACGCTTCTCAAAGATTTCTTTAAAACAATATTACTTAACCACGACTTGATCTGATCTATCGGAAACATTGATTTTCTCCTTTTCTTTCCAAGATGTTTCAATGATAGTATGATCTGCCATCTGCGCTTTCATTTCCATCATACCATCCGTGTAGTATAGTTTCGATACTTCTTGTTCACTTGTTTCCTCCTTAAGTCTTGCTGTACCTTTTAGAACCTCATTAATCATTTCAGGAATTACGGAGAAAGGGAAAAACCCTTCATTCTGAACTGCCCTAATGATATCTGTTGCACCCAAAGAAACCTGAGCTGGATTATTCCAAACTCCACTTACCGGAAATCCAAGAGTTCCTAAGACCCCCTTCTCTGCGGCTTGAACGATAGCCGTTTTTGTTATCGGAGTCCGATGCTCATAAAGAATGTGACTTTTTGAATTGTTTGCGCCACTTACATCTAGAGTCGAACATCCTGCCAGTATCGGAATGATACTGACAAAAATTATCACCCTGTTTTTTAGAATATCTATGGTTTCCTTGTTCATCTCTATTCCCCCTTAGCATCGGACAATGTTTTAACAAGAACGCTATAAACTTGTACATTTCCGCAATATCTTTGTGGAGCCAATAAAAGTTAATCTCCTGTCTGCATCTGTGTTTCATTTCATTTTATAAATGAATGGATAACTCCTAACATAGAAGCGACAAGACTCGCCGCCGCCATTATTTGTGCGACATTTACAGACCATTGCGAGGCTTTTCCCTCTAAGATGTCCTTTGCCTTATTCAGTTGCTTGATTTCTTCATCATATTTAAAGATCAGAGCATCATGTTCGATTCTTGTAATAAAATGCCCTGCTTGCTCTTTTAACTGCGCTCGAAATTCATTCATCCCTTCTAAGCGTTTATCCATGCTATCTCTTGCTAAATTAAGAGCCGTAGATTGAGACTTCATCTTTTCATGGCAAAGTTCCCGCATCGAATCAACTAGGATTTCAAGTCTCGTGATTCTTTGTTTAGTTTCCTCTCCGTTTATCCTACGTTCTTTTCCATCCCAATTTGTCATATCTTTATCTTTTATATATTTATCCCGTCATTACTTGCTATTTTGGGTGATACTCCATAATGGATGAATTTAATTTTTGATCCGCTTTTGATAATTGTCGGTTTAACAAAATATTGAGAAACTCTGTTCTCTGTAGATTGATCGATGATTTTTCTATGTCCATAATATTGTGCAAATCTCCGTTTTCTCCGATAAGCAGGAACCGAAGGACTTGGACTCGGAGAAATACTCCTAGAAATCGACGGACTTACAGAGGCTGACGGACTTTGACTGGCCGATGGCGACAAACTTATACTTGCTGAAATGCTTGGACTTAAACTCTTAGAAATTGAAGCACTAATACTCGGTGATAAAGACGGCGATTTTGAAGCGGAGATTGACGGAGAAATCGAAGCCGAAGGGCTAACGCTTGCCGATATCGAAGCAGATTTGCTCGCTGATATAGAAGCGGAAATGCTCGGAGATATTGAAGCGCTCGGACTTATGCTCGGCGATATCGAGGCAGAAGGACTTTGACTTGCGCTGATGCTTTTAGAAATTGATGCTGATATCGAAGGTGATATCGAAGGACTAATACTCGCCGAAATAGACGGCGAAAGACTTGCACTCTCCGATGAAACAATAGACGGTGAAACTGAAGGACTTATTGACGCACTTGGTGACTGACTTAAGGAAATAGATGGTGATACACTTGCACTTATACTTGGACTAATTGATGCACTAGGACTCTGACTAGCGGATATCGAAGCCGAAATACTTGGACTGATTGATGCTGACGGAGACTGACTCAATGAAATGGACGGTGATATCGACGGCGAAACGCTTGCGCTTGGACTAACACTAGCACTTATCGAGGCACTTATACTCGGACTAAGAGAAGCCGACGGAGATAAACTTAGAGACACCGACGCACTAATACTCGGCGATAAAGATGGTGATATAGACGGACTAATTGACGGACTTGCCCCGAATGTTACCTGCCAGTAATCGGTTTGAAGATTCGTTACGATCGAAGTGGACGGGCTAATAGATGCACTAACTGACGGACTGATAGACGGTGAAACCGATGCACTCGGACTGACACTCGCAGATATAGAAGGTGAAATCGAAGCAGATAAAGACGCTGATTCGGACGGACTAATGGAAGCACTCGGAGATTGGCTTGGAGATTCGCTCAGACTTACTGAAGAACTTATGCTTGGGCTTACCGATAATGAAATAGAAGCTGACGTTGCTGATACAGTTACGTCAAGGTAGGGGTCTATGTCTGTACCAGTCTCATCAGAACTAGAGACCCAAATATCACACCTTCCAGATTCACTTCCTGCATCATAATCATCAATGTCATGGCCTTCCCTTAAACCTAACATTGTATATCCTGTCTTACTTATCCAACTACGCCCAGTTGCATTAAATGTCCACTGGTTATACTCTTCATCTACAAGATCATTAAGGTCTATCGCTGTAGCTCCCTGATCTGGATTATCGGTAGCACCGCAATTATTGTAATCGGCTGTAGTCAGCTGTGTCGGATCGGGTTGGCTAGTCTGAACAATACCAGCATAGTCATGCCCATCATTAAAACCATCAAAAATATCATAAACATATAAATTTAACACAGCCGTAGTTATCGTTGCCCCATCATCAATCCCACTTGTATCAACTGGCAGAAATCCCCTATACAGATCTCTCCATGTGCTTGTTCCCGGATCTTTTGCAAAGCGAGCAACAACATTCCACGTAGTATAATCCGCGGTATTGCCGGACGCCGCATCATGAAGACTACTCCACGAACCTGGATTTAAACCATATGCGACATGTCCATCCCCCGCCCCAGCGTAATAACTCGTAGGATGATCCGTAAAAACGGGATAAACCGCATCTGTGAGGAATTTCCGTGGAATGGTCTTAACTATATAAAGTTTCCCACTGCTTCTCTCAAGGTGGATTTTAACCGGCTGAGAAACCCCAAGCTGAGAACTATCCCACATAAGGGCATTTCTAAAATAGGAATATTTCTCGTTCTTCCCGACTCGGATAGTTTTGTCTTGAAAGTCGAAAGAGGAAATGGAACTTACATCAATCGTAGAATTATCAGAAGCCTTAAAAGTGAGGTTGTCAGCAAGGTTTACAATCTCAAACTTAAAGATCAAATCCCCTAACGGATCAGGCTTTTCGTCAACAATAATAACTTTTTTCAAACCATGATGATAAGCATAGACCTTTAGATGCTTCCCTACTCCAAATGCATCTTTATAGAAAACAAAGTTTCCATCCTCTGCTCCATTGGTCAGGACTCCTTTAATGTGACTCGCAACAGGACGAACTTTAATATGATGATCCGATCCTTCATAGATATTTTGAAAATCAAATTCTCCATCAGCATATTCAGGAATTTGTGGATAGTAAGATGCTTTGAAATGTTTCCATACCTTTAGAATGTCATCCCAAACAAGGGTCGTATCAATATCTAGAAAGTCAGTACCACTCTTATAATGCTTATGAGCCGTATGAAAGCGGTATTTTAATTCTCCATTTCCGATATCGAAAACTTTTCTAGTATATGATCTAAGACTTAGTATCTCAGCCATTAAACATCCCTCTGATACACTCTACAAACAATCACATTACTGACATCCTTATAATTCGTTAAGTCCGCAATATTGGCGGTAAGAATAAAGTCCGTATCCGCTAGAGAAGTATTATCCGAATCGACGGTTTGCCAAGCAGGAGTATTTCGATTGAATATCTGTAAATAAACCGTTGATAAAGATGGCGCAAGATTCGTCTGGCCTTCCCATTCCAAAGTGCAAGATGTATTCGCCCCTACCATATCCTTGAACTGGTGGAGGGCGTATTCGGTTCTATCTGCGGTTTGACCGACCCTGACATCATTCTTATCATCAACGTCTAAATAATCCTGTGCGGAATAAGCAGTTTCTAAATCTAATATGCCCGAAGGCAAATTGACTTCATCCCCTCTTGTGTAATTTTCCAAGGCGATACTCGGACTGACGCTCGGACTTTCACTCGGAGAGATAGACGCACTTGGACTTACCGATGGACTTTCAGATGCTGAGACTGAGGCAGAAATAGACGGACTCTCCGATGCCGATGGAGATTGCGAAGCAGATATGCTTGCGCTGATGCTCGGACTCACGCTTGCGGACGGGCTTTGGCTCGCCGATATACTTGCTGAAATTGAGGGGCTAATCGAAGCACTTGGACTCTGGCTTGCACTAATCGAAGCACTTATGCTCGGAGATTCACTCGCACTCGGAGACTGTGAGGCACTTATGCTCGCACTTAGTGAAGGAGATATACTTGCCGATGGACTTACACTAGCAGATTCGCTTAAACTAATTGATGGAGATTCGCTTGCACTCGGGGATACAGATGCACTAATGCTTGCCGATATGCTTGGACTAATACTCGCAGATGGGCTAACAGAAGCCGAAATGCTTGGACTGATGCTTGGAGAAACAGATGCACTAGGGCTAACTGATGCGCTCTCACTCAAACTTACGCTAGCGGAAATTGATGGACTAATGCTGGCAGACGGACTTACAGAAGCTGAAATACTTGCTGAAATACTAGGGCTTATGCTGGCACTCGGCGATACAGAAGCCGAAGGTGATAACGATATACTCGGACTGAGTGATGGACTAATAGAAGCACTAGGAGTTGCACTCGGTGATGCGGAAATGCTTGCTGATATAGATGGAGAAAGAGATGCTGAAGCACCTGCGGCCGCCGTCGTTATCTGTGGATGGGTATGTCCTGAACCAAGACCAGGAATTGTTCCTGCTCCATAAACCCATCTAAAATAATATAAGGTTGATGCCGCAACAGTTGCTGTTGGTGTAATAGCAAAGTCAAATTCTGTAAATAAAAGGTTAGTGTGGGTAGCATCACCATCAGTTGCGGTTTCACAATATACCCCTTTTTCAGTTGAGGTGCTTAATAAATATCCCGCAACAGCACTTCCGCTTGCCCCTTTGCCATTTGCATAGTCCCACGCATCACCCGCACCAAGAGCAGTAAAATTGATATTATCAGTTGAGTATTGTAAGCGACAATCTGTGAGAGCTACCGCTGAATTATCAAAATTATATCTGACCCTCGCTATATCGGTATTTGTATCTAATGTTGCAGCAGTATTCTCATTAGCATACGCAACTGTCGGTTCAGCAGCATTGTCCTTGTAAACACGCCAATCATGGACTTGATATATAGCCATTAATTATTCTCTATGTGTTTATCCAATTCAAAGTCTTTTGAGCAATCACTACACAAAACATATAGTTGTGTCCATGCCGTTGCAGTATCTTTGGTTTCTACATCTGCTGTTCCGATAATCTTATTGCACTTATTACAATATAAATTGTTAAGCCACATGGTTAGCTCCTTCCATCTCTTTAAGAAATTCTTTGAAGCGTCCTTTAGTAACTCCCCATGAAGGTATCGAATCAGATTCTGTCCAGTCTCGGCAACTTCTCTCCGATCTAAACTCTGATTTATCCATTCTCCTTCTGGTCAACGCCCCAGAATGTCTTACATCGACTGAGGGGCTTTTTGCCATATAACAATCATATTTCCCGATTCTTTCCCCTTTCGGCAATCCTCTCGGTGGAGAAAAACCCCATTCATGTTTAAATCCGTTTTTTTCTACTAATTCAACAACTCTCCTATAATGTTTCAACATTACTTCTTTATAAGCACAAAGATGAGAAACTTGATTCGATTGATAAAATACAGCTTTCCCTGTATCAGCACATACAGCCCAACGGTTTCGATCATAATAAAAAATATCTTTTCTGGTTGGAATAAAATCGAAATGGCTCGGAGAATAAAGGACGTCATGTTCAGCTAAGAAAATAATATCGGAATTTGCCGATTCAATCCCTTTTAATATTTGGCGAAACATACTAAGCAAAGACCTCTCAAGTGGGACGACAATATTATGCCCAAAATTTAAAGGTTTTTGAGATACGGAAATAATTTGTATATCGTAAAGTTTTGAGCATTTTAATAATTGTTTCCTGCAAGCATCTAAAATATATTCATCACAATGATTATCCGTATAATAAACAATCGTTTTTTTCTTGTCATGCCAGTCAGGAATAGGTTTGAATTTATCTAATAGCCATTGGAGATTATGTTTTGCCATACTCCATTTATTGTTTTTCCATAATTCTCTCGATCTTTTACGAGCCACTTCCACATCACGCCCACGGATAAGATATGGAAATCCGAAATCTCCTCCTTGTGTTCTAAACATATGAGAAAACCAAGTCTTCTTATTTACGACCTGCTCCCCTCCCGACAACCACGATTTACAGGCAATTTCAACACCCATCTGCCCCCAAGACCCATGCGATTCATCAAGACCCCCTAAATCCCAGTAGCGTTGACGATGCATCATCCAACAAGCCCCAACACAACATAACTGGGGAGCAATATCAGTTTTTGCTTCTTCCCTCTTTTCAAATGCACCCCAATACTGAAACTTCATGGAGGAATCAAACCGCATAAAATCAGCCCGTCTGCTGATTCTCGGTTTCCAGATTATCTTTCTAGTAAAGCCAGTCGTTGTCCCGCACTTCTCACATTTTGTGGGAGTAGGGCCCTGATAGGTTTCATTCCCGCAAGCACAAAGCCAATTAAAAGCGTGCAAATTATACATTCTCGGAACCATTGTTTGTTGATACTGGCAATCACGCATAAGTTTTATATCAAAACCTTTATCAAAAGCACAATGGGCATCTACTTTCATAATGAATTTCGCTTGTGATAATTTTGCACCCTCATTTGTAGCCGCCCTCTGCCCGATAGATTCCGAATGGTAAATTAGAGTTACCCTCGGATGATCTGGAATCGGAGGTTCAGCCCATGCTCCATCTAATATTGCAATTACTTCCGTATTACCTTCGATATTTGAAATGATATCTTGGATTGTTTCTCTTAAGAACATTTCATTTCGACTTGGGATAATAATGCTTAAATCCATTACCAACCTGCATTAATTACGTTACAAATCGCCGAGACATCGTCTGGAACCATTCTCATATTTAAAGGAATTGAAATATATTTATCTTCGATAGAATCAAGATACGGTAATTCTGCCCGACTCCCGAAAACACTATAAACATCGTTTCGTACTTGAACCAAATTAGTATCAATCCCATAATCAAACATTTTCCTTGCGAAATCATCTCTATTTTCAACGAGTATGGTACAAAGCCAGTAAGTATTTTTTTTGCCATCAATGACTTTAATCCCTTTCAAATTATCCTTATACAATTCAAAAAGTTTTCTGCGGTGAGCAATAATATAATCATAATGTTTCAAACCCCAAATTCCCATCCCTGCGGCAATATCGTTCATGTGCCGTTTATAACCTAATAAATTAATGTCAAATGTCATTTGTCGTTGAGTATAGGCTTGCCAATTATTTGAAATCTTTTTCTCTCTGTCTATTCCAAACCAACGCATAAGTTTTGCTCGTTTATATTTATTCTCATTATCAATAGTCAGCATCCCTCCGTCACCTGTTGTAATATGTTTAATTGCCTGAAATGAGTTACAAGTATATTGACCAGTAAAAACTCCTAACGCTTGGCAAGAATCGTCAATAACTTCGACTGGCATTTTCCCAAGATCATTTTCTATTCCTCCTAAATGGACATTCACAATTACTTTTGTCTTCGGTGTTATCTTTCTTAATACATCATTTCGATCAAGGCAAAGAGTGTCGGGATTAATGTCAGCCCAAACGATTTTCGCTTTCATCCGCAAGAGAGGAATGTTCGTGGCGGTACAGGTGAGAGGTGAGGAGATAACCTCGTCGCCTTCATTAATCCCGACAAGTTCGTAAGCAGTTTCTAATGCAGAAGAACCAGAATTTAAAGAGAGGCAATATCTTTGACCGAATTTAATGCTAAATTCATTTTCAAATTGATCGACTCTTTCCCATTGTCCAATCCATCGTGTATGTAATGTTTTACAAACTTCATCGATGGCATCTTCTGGTACATAAGGATAAAATAAATCAATCATCCGGCTCTATTTGGATATATATCCTCTTGTTTAACCCAAAACCAAGAAGGGTATCCATCCCCTTTTTCTTTGTAGGTATTCTTGTCCGTGATAAACCACGGATTTATTTTATGAATCCTCGTATAATCATTGATTGCCGCCGTAACTTTTGCCTGTCTGCTTTGCCGATCATTGTTATAATAATAATCATGCCCCGAAATAATCCCGCCTTTTCTAATTTTTCTACCCCATAAAATAACGTCCATCATCACATAATCATATGAATGGTCACCATCAATATAAACAAAATCTAAAGAGTTATAAGGGATTTCCCTGACGGCATCCTCAGAGAATTGATCCATATAAACGGTATTTCTTCCGCTTAATCGTCTATGAGTCCTTCGCCTCGTCCTCCGCATAAAGGCTTCATCCCACTTATAGGAGGAATAATCATGGTTTTTATAAGGATCAACGAGATAGAGTTTTAAATCTGGAATAAGATCAAACATAACCTTCGCATTTCTTCCACTCTGCACTCCGACCTCACACCCCAATTTATAACCAAGCTCTGCGAATAATTTATAAAGCCCTGCCCTCCCCATTCCAGATATAACGCATGGATTTTCCCCAGTACAAACATAATTTGATTTTATATAGTCATTTAGTCCCATGATGGCACAGGCTTAAACCTTTCTATAAGCGGTAACAGCTTATCTTCAGTCCAGAATTGTTGAGCATACGCAATAGATTTCCTTCTTTCAATACCTCTCATAACTACGTGTTCTTTTGGTTTATCCCAATGGGCATACCAAGTATTACGATCAAGAATGCAACGCCCACCCGAAAGCCATGTTTTTAAGCAAACTTCCTGTGCTTCTCGCCCTGACCACCCATAATTTACATCATCAAGCCCTCCTATTTTATCAAACCATGACCGTTTCATAAACCAACAAGACCCTTGGAAGGTAAGAAGATCAATTAATATCTGTCCTTTTACTCTATCAGCATATTCATGCCAGTCTCTGCCCTTTAATGTACCTCTTTCAATATATTGAAATTCTTTCGATTCTCCTTCTCTTTGCCATGTCTCAACATTTAAACGATACCTCGGAGGGATTAATACAGAATTATCTGTACAATGATTTAAAAAAATCTGGTCAAATCCTTTCTCAAACAAAACATGACCGTCACACTTTAAAAGATATTCCCCCTTTGAAATCCTGACTCCTGAATTTACGGCATATCTCATCCCTCTAAAATTTGAATAATGAATAATCGTTAATCGTGGATGATTTTCAAGGATGGGGTTTTCCCAATAACCGTCAAAAATAACTATAATTTCAATATCGGCTATTGCGGAAGCAAATATTCCATTGATCGTTTTTTGAAGATGCGGTTCATGTCTGGTGGGAATAATAATAGAAATCATAAATCAAATTGGATTATGTTACCATCCACTCGGCTTCATCAGAAGTAAGACTTTCTCCTGACGTTAGTTTCCCCTTAATAAGGGATTGCATTTCATCGAATAATTCTTTTTCTGTTTTAACATTTGCATCTACTTTGATTTTATTATTTACATCAATTCGCCATTTTCTTTTTTGGGAAGCATCTGGTAAATCACTTAAATTTTGTATCAAATAAGGTTTCCCAATAAATGTTTCTTTTTGTTCTTTCAATAATTTAGCGACTTCTCTGTCAATATAATCTTTATCAGTCTCACCAAGTTTATGACCGTTTTTATATAAATAAGTTACCATTACGGAATCATCTGGATTTTTCCAAACAATAACTTTATCTAAAAGTTCTCTTGCCATTTTTAATCTCCTATCGCTATGACGCTAACGCTTGCATAATCATTTAAAGCTCCCGAATTATCTCCTGTGTAAATATTGACGGAACCTGCCGCTTTTGTCTGATAAGAACAATTCGCCGCCGCCGTTGTTGCCGCATAAGTATGAGAACAGCACAGGGCATAATCAGCACTAGCAAAAGCAGTAGTCCATGATATTGTATATTTGCCAGTTCCTAAATCCGTGATTGATGCTGACGTATTAAATGAATCGTTGATGGCAGGCGTACCAGTTCCATCAAAATCAACCCATGCTTTAATACCTTGGGCATTTACCATATTTGCGCCTAATGCCGTTTCTATGGCAACGATTTCTTCTTGTACTGAATTTATATGTGCCGCTTCTACATCATCAACATTATCAACTTTCGTGGTAAAAGATTTAACGCTAGCTGGATATGATGCCGCCATTTTTAAACTCCTTCTGCTTGCCTCTCTTGCTCTAATTTAAATTGCAACGTATTAAATTGAGTAGTTAAAAAATCGGGTTTCCCAACTCCAAACTCAATGGAAGTATTTAAAGATAATTCATTCAATTCATAATCTACTCGCTCGACAGTTAATTTTTCTAATCCAGTATATTTTATTTCTTTTCCCACTTGTTTTAATAATTCAACTTCTGCCACCTTCCATGAATTTCCCGAAGACGCAGAATGTGCTAAAATCCTGTAGTATCTATAAGCAACAGTATTTAATACATCAAAGACTCGTCTAAAAGTATTCGGAAATAATTTTTTCGTCTTTATCGTATACCAATCAGACCCATTAGATGATGCCTGAAATCTTATCGATGATACAGCAAAACTAGCACTATATTGCTGAATGGAAAATGTAGAAATTGCTTTCTCGTTTCCTTCCCCCAAATCATAACCGATATAAGCAGTATCTAATACCGTTCCAGTAGATTGCCAAAAACTTGCGGTATCATTATCAAAAGCAAGACTTTTATCCTGAGTGGCAGTATATGCAGAAGTCGGCGGTGTAAAAGGTGAACCTGTCCAGACCGCTTGCCCATTAATAATACGAAATTCATCAATCCATCCGTTATGCCAATATTCGGCAGTATAACCATACCACGAACCGATATAAATTCCTTTTGTATCATCTGTCATATTAGCATCAGTAACATCTAATGGATTACCAATCAATATACCGTCAATATAAACATATAAATAATTTCCATATCTTACGACAGCTACATGATAATCGGTACTTGTTGACCATGTATAAGATGCAGACCATTCACGATTCATATAATAACCATGTATATTACTGCCATTATCTCTGTAAAAATACAAACCCTCGGCAGCACCATTCCCGATTGAAAAAAAAGTACATAAATCATCTGCCGCCGCAAATTTAATCCTAAAATCTACTACAAAATCACTAGTTCCAAACACTAAAGCATCTGTCTTGTAAATATAATCACCAGTTCCATCACATAATAAAGACCCCGAACCAAATTTTTTCCATGAAGTATCGACCTGTGCATTTGCAACGGCTGTAAAATTACGTCCGTTTCCACTTGAATCATCAAATGTTGTGCTTTCATCAGCCCCATCCATGGGAAGCAAAATATATAAATATGGATTTGTCCCATCACCACTTGAAATTGCAGTACCGCCTGTTGCTTGATCTATTTTCCCACAATATTTGAAAGTACCATATTTATGAGTTATCGGTTTCGGCATTGGAATAATAAGAGCTTTTTTCATCGGGTTATCAAGTTCAATTAAATCTTTATTTAGAGGAAGATTAGCCCTTATATTCCTAAGAAAACTTTTCTTATTTGATAATAAAATATTGGCATGAGATTCGGCTAACTTTGAATCAATAATGCTAGAATCGGTCACTATAGTTTCATGCAATCCGTAATACATAATTGATTCTTGATCGGTTTTTGTATAACGGAATGGAATACCGCTAGGAAGATCACCACCCTGAATATATACTTTATTTATAATATCAGAATAATCATATTCATCTTCAATTTCAATAATATCTTGGCCGACTTTAAAATAATGACCGACAATATCAGATGGTTGTCTAAAATAGAATTGAAGATTTCTATTAACACCCCATTCTGCACCAACTATATTAGCAAGTTTCTGGATTGCTTCTAAAACGGTAGAATTAAATACAATTTTAGAAACATTTATAGAATAAGTATCAATCGTTCCAACGGTTATATCAGTATTGGGAGTTATAAAATCCGTAATTAAAGAATTAACAACTCCCGATATTGTAGTTGCTGTGTATGTTTTCGGATTTCCAGAACCATCACTAACGATAAGTTTTTCAAGTCTCTGTATATAACCATTAAAATCAATAGTAATTTCTTCATTGTCGGATAAATTGGGTCTAATATTTTCCGTATAACCTCTCCAATAACATAAATAATTGCCAGATTCGGACGATTTTATCCATACTTGAATATCATAAAGAGAACGTTTTGCCGTTTCTGTAATATAAATAAAATCATCATAATTCCTTTTAAGAATTAAAGATAACCGATCACATCCTCCGTTCCGAATATAAGACCATGATAATTTATCTACTTCATTATTCAGATATTTTTCGATAGAACCATCCGAATTTGAAATCTGAACAAGATAATCGAAGTTTGCTTCTGTATTATGCGCCATCGTAACAATCTCTATAAATTAAAGTCAACCGTGGAAATCCTGCAAAAGTACCTTTCCAAACTAAAACATTAGAGCCCGATTGAAGTGTGAAAAAATCTCCTTGGAAATCTTCAAAATGACTATTCCCATCTTGATCTGTTACCGTCATTTTATCAGTATCAACTTCGATATAATAAATCAAATCGCCCTGTGTAGGACTCGGACTCGGACTTTGACTTGTAGAAATACTCGGAGATATAGATGCCGATGGTGAAGCTGATGGAGTACCGCTTGGAGAAGCACTTATACTCGCTGACGGACTTGAACTGGCTGTACCACTTGGAGTATAACTCGGACTTGGAGATGGTGTTTGATCTACAGTCGCCCCAATCGCATTATTAAAGTAAAATACTTTTCCAGTCGTTAAATTTTCAATTCTTATTCCAGAAGCGATTTCCGTTGACCCTGCCGTTATCCTTATAATTGGATAAGTTTCAACATTTCCATTATTAACGAATGTTTCCCCTTGCCGATCTTCCTCAATTATTCTTTCGGAAGTAGTTAAAGTTATTGAAGAAAATGCAGAACTATCAGAGACTAAAGTACAACTCCATCTAATATGCCTTAAATCTGCTTGGTCATAAGAATATGAAAACGATTGTTTTTGACATTCGATATAACGATCATCATATAAATATAAATTTTGTTTCCCAAGGTTAAAAGCATTTTTTAATGTATTTAATGCCGTTCTCGCTAATGTATCAGTTGATTCCATAATAATACCACTTAAAACAATCGTTAATCCACCCCTATATGCTTCATCGGATAAATAACCATGCCTTCTAGGAATTGCGACTATATTTAATCTCGACTCATCATCAATTTCAAAAGAATCAATATTATTTCCAAATTCATAAGTGCCGAATTTAATATTTAAACTCATACAGCCCTCCCAAATTCCTCACGGAGATAACGGCAAAACTGCTTCATGTTTGATGGATTATTTAGGATAGCTTCATTGATATTTATATTTACGTTATAATTACCCCCTAAAGATTTATTCCCTTTTGTTTTACTTAGAGGTACAATAGCTTCTGCTCCTGCTTCTCCGATTAAAGCAAGAGTCGGGCGAGTTACAATACCGCCATGTTGCAAAAGAGCAGGAGCCGCCATCGTAATTCCTGCTCCAGAAGGTAAAGCCGCCGCTGATCCTGCCGCCCATGCCGCTAAAGAGGCTCCTGCGGAAAATATCGAGGCCACTGCTGCAACAGCCAATCCGATCCATGACATCCAACTACTCCCCTTCGATGCCATCTTCAAAAGAGAAAGAACTTTTCCGACTGCGGCTTCTAAATTACTGATGATCGAACTGAATCCAGAAACGATCCCTTGAGTTAGATTTCCCCAAGAATCAGCAAGCCCTTTTGTTATATCGACATGGGTTTTGCCGACTTGTTGAATCGTCTTTCCAAATTGATTAAAGTTCGCCATCAAAGCATCTTTCGTTTTCTGAAATGATTTTAAATTGCCTGTAGATGAAGCAACTTCTTTCGTGAAATGTTCCATTATTTTATCTGCACCGCCACTTTTAGAAGGCGTAACAGCTTTATGAAAACCAAGCATTGAAGGGATGCCACCCAATAAACCACTTTTGGGCTTGTCAGAAGTTCCGAAAATACCTCCAAACATAGCATTGGTTCCCTGCTTCAAAAACGCTTTTAATAAATCCTCGCCTAATGCTTTCAATACTGATCTTAACCCATGAATTTTCCCTGTGATCGCATCAAATAAAGTATCCGAAAATGCTTTTTGTAAAGAATCAGCAACGCTTTTCCCAAATTCTTCGACATTATCAGCGAGAGATTTTAAACCAGACTGAAAACCTTTAATAAATCGCCCTGTATTATCAGATGCTCTTTTAATCGGAGAATTTGTAGTATTAAATAAATCATCAATAGTCTTTTTTAAATTGTCTGCTTGAGATTTAAGTAATTGAGCATTTCCTCCTGCGCTAAAACCTAAAAAACCACCTGTCGCAAAATTCTTTAGGTTTGTTTTCCAATCTATCTTAGTTAAAATTAATGCCGCATCAACAACCGCTAATATTGCTAAAGCAAAAATATTAAATTGTGTAGTCGTAATTCCTATTGCCACCCCTAATGTCTGTAAAGGTTTAATAAGAATAGAAACAGTTTTAACGAATATTCCGAGAGCGTTACCTGCTGTTGCTATAGCAACCGTTATCGCTCCCCATTTTAAAACTGAATTAACTAATTCTTGATGGCTTTCGGCAAAATTTTTAATCATTATGGCAAGATTATTTATAAAATTCGTAAACTCTTTTAAGGTGGGAAGTGCAACAATAGCGACAGAATCAGATAATGCTTGAAAAGAATTAGTTAATGATTTTAATTCATTAGAAACTGCAGGTAAATCCTTGGAAGCTGTCTTGAAAGCAACAGCAAAAGCCCCTGTAATTGAACCGCCCAATAAAAGCATACTTCTGCTGACTTGCTGAATGTCTCTCCCAAAAGTTTTTAATTGGTTAGACATTTTCCCGATGCCTCTATTAAAATCGGCATCATTCATTTTTACATCGACTTGAATTTGTGGATTATTAGCCATAAACCCCTCTCGTTATATCAAACACAGGGATAATATCTTTTGACTTTTTGACTAATGCGGTAACTGCTTTCAGTTTATCTTCTGAATTATCTTGATATTCTTTTAATAATATTACAACTTGCCTGAATGTCATTTCTCTTATCTCTTTAAAAGTCATATTGAAAGGATGGGTCTTAAATATATATATCATCCTTTCCCATGTCATTACGGACGGCTCTGGATAACCTGCTCTTTTCCGTCCGTCCGTCACTCGTTTTTTTCGGATACCATTCCAGAAACAGAAAGAACATTCGTTAATAGAATATTTAATTCCTGCATATCCGAAAGTTTAAACATTTCACCGATTTCAGAAAACTTAATATCTGGCTGTTTCCTTTTTAAAGAAAGATAAACAAGAAAAAGAAGATTTTTAATTTTCTTCAGTTTCTCTCCAAACCCTTCTAAATCACATCCGAACTTTTCTTCTGCTTCCGCAATATCTCCCAATGTTAATGGAGATATATCATAAACTTTATCTCCGATTGTCATTGTTAATCCGTTCTCTCCGAGAATCATTTTCAAAGTCGACATATTCCCTCCCTATGTTACTACAATACTAATTTCATTGTCAGTACCGCTAAATCCGAAACTAATATCGTACATAAATGCTCCGCTCTCATCCGTAGGCTCAATATTATCATAATTACAATGAGCCGTTCCTGTAATTGTAATTATATTTCCTGTGACTGCGCCATGTGCTACTGTAAAATTCGTCAAAGTATCAGCGTCAAATTCCGTCCACATTGGTTCTGTCGACGTCAATTCCGCTTCAATCAGCATTTTCCCTGTTGGTTGCCTTGACGCTAATACAACACCAACCATAGCATTTGTCGCATTAAGAGATGGCCTTTCATTCACTACATTATTCATATTAATCGAATATGATCTTGTGTACCCCGCAAAACCAGATACAGCCATAGCCAATGATTCGCACATTTGACCAATAGTTGTAGTATATGTCGGAGAAACAATAGGAATATCGGTCGGGACATTATAAATTCCTTTAAATGTCCACTTAATCATGGCAATCTTTCCAGCTTCAGCCGAAATTTCAAAATTTCCACGACACCCCTGAGCTTTAAAACATACGCCATCTTTGTAAACCCAAATCGTGCATGAACCTGTCGGATTTCCGGGTGCATAAGTTACACTCGTTCCAGTTAAAACAGTCGCAGTCATCCCACATGCTTTAAACAATGGATCAAGTCTCCCCACAGTTCCGGGTGTTCCATCTCCTTTAAGTTCCGTATCGAAAGTTATATCCCAAAGCAGTTTTGATTTAAAACTCTGTAAAGGTGAAATAGAAGCTCTCAAAGGTTTGCGTTCAATTTTATCAAATCCAGGTTTAATCGTAAGCCCAAAAACCTCTACTTCATTTGCCGAAACTGCTGGTGCCGAATCAGTACCATAACTTGACTCGGTTTTTGCCAGTAATACCGTTCTTCCTGTTAAAAGCCCTCCACTTGCCGCCATGTTAATTCTCCTTTATATTTTAATCGGATTTTTTAATCCTTCTTCTCCTACTATGTCTGTTGATCTAATTAATTTACATTTACAATAAGTCCTACATACTGAAAATCCCGATTTCGGCAATCCCCTTAAAATCCAATTTCCGTATGTATCACTTTCCCCATGTCTCGGTTCACAGTCTGGACAAGCTTTATCACCTTGCTCAATAGAAACTGAAACCCAAGTTAATTTATCTTCTGGTTTAAAACCAAACATTTCATAACTGGCGGCATTAGAAACTTCCCCCAATTTTCCAGTAATATCCATTCCTAAACCTCTGTAAAATTCTCCAAATATTCTGCCTCCTTCATCCAAATCAGTAAGTAATAATTTTTTAATTTCTTTATCTGCCATACCTGCGCTTCTTAAAGATTGGATATATTCCTCTAATGTTAAAGCCGTTTTTTCTGCTTTCGTCCTGATATTCACAGTTATTGCTTCTTTAATTCTTTCAATGCTAATTACTAAAGTAGAAAGATTTTTCATTTTTTAAATAACTTTATAATGTAATTTCGTAAATCATAAATAATTTTTTCTCTGGCATAAACTGTAATACCGACAAATTTACGAACTGGATTGTGACCTTCTCCATATTGATGGATAGCCGCTAATTCACCTATGTTTAAATCTGTCTCTGGGTGTTTCCCTGTAAATTGAATCCGAACCCAATTTATCTTAATTTTTTTAACTATATAAGACGAAGCACTCACAAATTTTAGGTATTGAGCAATTAAGGGTCTAACATGACCAAGTTTTTTCTGTTTTAAACTTGCATAAGGTTCTTTATTGGGCGTCAAAGGCATATCATCCACATCTAAACCTTTTAAAACATTCCCTCGTATTTCTGCCGCTATCGTTTTACCTGCTTTTAGCATTTGTTCCGTAAAATCAATCGTTTTATTAAGATAACCTAATTTTATTTTTACCGTTATGTTAGACATTGGAAATAATCACATCAGTTTTCTTTTTAACAATACGTTCCGCTAAATTTACACCATTTAAAATATATTGATTCGCATATTTTTTAAATATTACTTCCGCAAGCTGATGCCCAAAATCCTGTAATTGGAGAGAGGGACTTATCATAATATCATCAAGATTTAACTGCTCAAACGCCTTCTCGATATCTATTTTAACCAGATCATCGAGAGCTATTTCTTTTTTAGTAATATCCGCAATTATTTTATCCATTAAACATACTCTAAACTATCTTCAACAATAAAAGTCATTTCTCCTAAAACGTAACCACTCTCCACAGTAACCGACATAGAATTAAATAAAATAGAACGAATAGAATCGCTTCGATAATTTGAAACAGAATGTAAGTCTCGGATAACATTTTCAAATCTTGTCTGAATTGAGTCATATTCAAAAATGATTCCTGACTCTGATATTTTTCTAGCAATTTTAATAATGAATGTCCGTTTAGGAAAGAATCGAGTTGCTAATGTATCTCCATCGGAAAGTTCCACTTTCGGATTTTCAATAACAAAAAGATTATCATAATTTTCAGCTTCATTGATTAAATTTATTTTCTGTTTTGATTCTGAAAAAGTAAATGTCGCAAGTCTTCGTTTAAAATAATCTTTTATGACTTGGTAACTCATCTCTTTAACCTCAATGAACCCATATCCTGTTCTTTTTCAAAATCACTATCAATAGTTCCAGACTCATCACGATCATACTGAAACTGAACCTTTGCAAATGAATCTTGATATTGCTTTTCATATTCAACTGCTAACTTATCCCACTTATCATCGGGTTGTGTTAAAAAATCACGGCATATAAGAGACAATGCTTTTTTAGTTAATGGCACTTTTAATTCGCTAGATTCTAAAATTAAGGCAGGGCGATACCCTTTAGTTTTAATATCGAGCATCATTTCTTCAAAAGCCCCTTCGATCTTTTGCTGAAAACCTCTTTTAATGGAATATGTAGCAGTAGCGGCAGGGTTACTTGCCCATGCAACCGAAACCGTAACAGTTCCGCTTGATTGCGTAAAATCAGAGATTATCCGTTCTTGTGTTGCTCCAGTACTGGCAGTCGTTACAATAATTCTGCCGCCGTTCCAATAATCATCTTCAAATGATTTTAAATCGGCATCGACAATAGTAGTATTACTTGAAGAATCAACGAGCCCTTGATAAGATTCATTTCTGTTTAAAATATCGTTTTGCTCTCCTAATAAATCATCATCTACAACCGTTATAGCCAATCTATTTAAAACAACATCAAAAAGATTCGTCTGATAATAAGATGAACCCGATATAACATAAGTCCAACGAGCTTGGAAATTCTCACCTAATTCCGTATTCAAAGCAGAACTTAAATCATAGGTTATCTCACCAGTCGTGGAGTTTACCGTTCCAGTTCCTTCATTAACCAATACTTCGCCCGATGGTTTTGTAACAGTTATCGTAGAAGAATCAGAAACGACAGGCATATTATTCAAATAAGGAGTAACAGAAAGCGTCTGTGTTTTATCCCTTAATATTTCTTGTTTCATTTCGTACCTCTATCTTGATTAATTCTTTTAGCAATCCCAATAACTTCAGATTTCATTTTCTCTCTTTGCTCCGGATTAGGGTTGCGTCCCGATAGATTGCGGAAGGCTTGTAACCTCTGATCCACTATCCGCTTCACCCGTTCCACAGGTACTGCACTCCCCTTCAACTCTAAGCCCATTAGATTGCTCCTCTCTTACATCAATAAATTTTGCTTTTATTTGTTCAAATATTACAGGGTCTTTTTCTTGCGTTGTCTTGAATTGAGCATCCCGATAATCCCTAAAAATTTCATAATTGGCTTCTAACTGCGTTAAATGTCCACATTGTACCCTTGGGTCAATCCAAATCGGAATATTAAGTTTTGCTAATTGAGCGCAAAAATACATATCTTCCGACATGGTTTTATGACCTAAACCATCTCTTGGATCACGTGTATACCTAAAATAAGGAGGTGTCATTTTCCTAAAAATATCAGTCGATATAAGACAACATCCCATTCCGATTACATCTGCCCTAAACGGTTTATCTAAATTAAAATAAGTGAATGGTCTGAAATGAGCTAAAAACCGTCCATCTGAATGGACAAACCCCAAATCATTAAATTCCTTTTTGTACTGTAACGTCAAATCATCCCAACCAGAATAACGCCCCATAACTGGTGAATAAGGGTCTCTTTTAAGATAATACATTCCAGAGACAACAGGGCAATCGTCGGAAATCGTTTCAAATAACCTTAAAAGCGTATCATTCGGGAATGTCATATCCATATCCATAAAAAAAAGATAATCGGCATAATTGGTAAGACATTCTTCAATAAAACGATTTCTATTCGCATCAATAGGGAAATCTCCGAGAATTTTAATCGTACTAGCAATTTTATGTTTCTGTAATAACTCTATTAAAGACATCGGGCTAAATAAATTCACGGCTGAAATGTATGTCGCTTTCGGAATAGATATTCCTGAAATGGGTTGTCCGACAACTAAGATTTTATAACCTTTCATGTGATGATTTTCTACGGTTATTTTTTCATCTTTAATAATAGCCACTTTATTCTCTCTCTCTGCTTCGCACAGGAAGCTCTACGCTTGGAATTACTAAATCATACTCTGAATTTGCACTAATATAGTTTGTTTCATTTACCCCGATATATTGCCAATGCTTTACATCATATTGATTATCACAAAGATTCCAGACACCACCGAATTTTATTTTAAACTTTGCACATAACGTCATATCCCATCCATTCCAAATAGTAATTAATCTTTTATTTACTACGGTTTCACCATAAGGAAATCCGATGGAATTTAAAGCATCGACATTAAACAAAGTCATTCCTGTACCTCTTGCATCCGTCTGGATTATATCTTTATTACGGATAGCATCTAGGATGAATTGTTTATTAGTATACTCATAAAACATATCAATCTGCCCACGCTCGTCTAAATCCATTTGCCATATTTGCGGTTTATGAGGATAGTCTCTCTGAAAAAATAATGCTCCGATACATTCCTTTTTCGCTTTTATTAAAGCCCCTAAAAGTTGTGGGCGTGCTGTCATATCACAATCATATTGAAATATATAATCATAATCTGCGCCAATCGCCCATTTAATTTCATTGTTATAGGATTGGTCACTCCACAACCCGACTCTTTTAAAATCAACTTCCAGAGATTCATGCGCTTCATAATATGCCATCCACTCGGCAAAATTTATAGCAACCTCCGTAATAGTATTATCTTGCCGTTGATTAAATAAAACTAAAACTCGTGGACGATAAATCATATATCCCTGCTTCTTTATAATGCTTCACTCGGACTTACTGATGCCGATTTACTCCCCGATATACTTGCA